TGAGTCGGTGGCCTCGGGGATCCATCTTTGGAGGATCCTTCTTCGACTCGCGGCTATTGCTTTCTCAGTCTTGCCCTTGGCGCCGTCCAATTCGGCCGACAGGGCCGAACCGAAGATCACCACCGCCCGATCGAAACAGAACGCCTGCACCGTTTCGGTGATGCCGTACAGCTGCGAGGGGCGACATCTCAAATCTTTAGCGAGCTGATAGGCCTGCCAGAGATTCCGAGAATTCGTCACGAAATCGCTGCAGGTCTGATGACCCTCCAGTGATCACCTGGAAGAGAAAGATCTTGTCGTTGAGTTGGATGCGGTCGCTGTAGACCCGGCCGGGCTCGCGCTCGGGCCTCGGAATGACCTTGCCCTCGTCATCCTTGTAGAACAGGACCGGCGGGTCCACGAAGCACTTGACCGCTACCCGGTCGAATGCGTCGAGCGCCTCCTCGACCTTGGTCGGGTCGTTGGCCATGTCCCGGATCGCGTTCTCGTCCATGCCCTGGCCCTTGTCGACCGCCTGCGAGGCGATCACCGACAGCGAGTCGCCGAGGAGCCCCTCAGCGACCAGGGTGGGCAACTCGATGCGTTCGATCTCCGCGCTGAGACCACTGGGAAACTCCAGGATCTCGGTGTCCTCAGCCGCCCACTCGGCCGCCGATGACACTCTTGCCGGCTTTCGATCGGCCGGCGCTTTCTTCGCTGCTGTTGCTCGCTTGGCGGGGTTCCCGCTGCGGGCAGCTGAAGCTGGCATCCATGTGCTCCTTACGCTTCGTCTGTTGGTGTCGACTACGGAATTGCGGCCGCAGTCTCGTTCTGGATGAGGTTGTAGGTCTCATCGATGTGGCCAGAGGTCTTGGAGGGCAAGCCCTCGCCGGACGCCTGAGTCAGGAAGAACTGACCGTTGGAGAACTCGCCGGACACCTTGTCGGTGAGCTTGGCCCGCCAGATGATGCAGTGGACGTCGCCACCGCTCTCTGAGAAGACCTGCCCCTCGATCTTGAAGTCGGGACGAGCATCGGTCGCCTTCTTAACGTAGGTCTTGACCTGGTTCGGGGTAGTCCCCGAGTTGGTGACCGTTCCGCCGGCCATGACGGCCAGAGCTTCCAGGCTGATACCACCAGATTCAAGCTCCCACTCGATGACAGACCCGCCACCCTTTGTCGCGACCTTCTTGTCATCGCCCTCTAGGTCCTCGAAGTCCTCAGACTCTTCAAAGCTGAGGGTTCGAGCGTTTGGGAGATCGACAGAAGTACCCCCGACAACTCCGGTTCCGGAGACCGTCGAGAGCTTGATGTCGCGAATGCCATACGGAAGAGTCTCGGCGAGCGCCATTGACTACTCCCCCTTTCGCGTCACTGGGTCCTTGAACTTGCGGGTTTCCAGGAGGACACCAGTGGTGGCACTGAACCGGTGAATGACTACCTTTCCGGTGCCTGCGCCGCAGAAGACCGATCTGCACTTCACATCGAGGACGCCATCCCCGAGTAGGCCGAAGAGCAGGCCGGACTCACAGCGGAGTTCTTGCACGAGAATCTTATGGGTTGGAGGGGGTCACGCAGGCGTTTCGGCGGCCGCGTCGCCCTTCAGCTCGGTGACCTTGAACTCGTCGCCGTGGGTCTTGAAGTAGTCCAGCAGCGTCGGGTCCGGGTCATCGATCAGCTGAGCCGCACCGCGGTACCAGCGGAGGTCCTTAGGAGCCTTCACGCCGAGGTCCTTCTCCAGATGTGACCTGCTGAGAGTGCGGTCTGTGACCTCTGCCCCAGCCGCGATGTACTCGACCTTGTAGGTCTTCGACATTACGAACTTCCCCCTATGAGATTGAACGAACTTGATCTTGTGATGCCGCCGTACTCTTCGGCTGGAAGATCAGGTGAGTCGCCGGTCCAATCTATCTGAGCGATGTGCTCAGACCCGACGACACGATGTGCGACCGCGACCAAATAGTTGCGGAAGTCCCTGAGTGCCTTGTCGATGCGTAGGTAAGAGCCGGGTTCGTCGTAGAACCACACTTCCAGGCCCGGCACCGACCTGCCCGAGACACTGGGGATGCCGGCGCGGTAGCGGTGCACGATGAAGGGGAAGTCCGGCTGATCGTCCACCACAGAGCCCTGCAGGATGCGTGACGGCAGCCAGACGGTCGGGTCGACCTCTGCCAGCAGCGTCTGCACAACCGTTCTCATATCCGCTCCAAGAGGTTGCTGTACTGCTGCATCACCCTAGGGCCCATCACGTCGATTGTCGGCTGGATGATTGCGTACTTGCCCGAATGGGCGATCTCGAGCCAGATGCCGTAGGAGACCTGGTGGTAGAGCAGGATGCCGATCTCGTCGCCCTCCTGGTAGGCGTGCGCCGCGAGGCCGTTCCGGGCGTTGCCGGTGCGGTCGGTCCAGGGTGCGTTGTTCTTCATGTAGGCCTCGACCTGCGGGGCCATCCGCTGCGCGGTGATCATGGCGGCACGCTTCACCTTCGCCGGGCCGCGCTTCAGGTTCGGGCTCAGCCCGTCCTTCCAGATGATGCTGCAGAACTGGCCGGCGACATCTATCGCGAACTCGTCGGCGGCCATCAGCTGTCCTCGCGGACCCTGACGTCGGCCTTGGTCTCATAGGCCGGGGACCGACGGATGCTGAACACCTCATAGGTTTCGCCGGCGTAGTCGAAGTAATCCTTGCGCTGCAGTTGCAGGCCAGCCTCTCCGACCAGCACGAAATCGGGCCGGTCCAGCTCACCGTTCGTGGTCTGGGTCACTGGATTCGATGTTGCATTGTCGGCCCCTTGCGGGACCATCCGGACGACCCTGTTGAGATAGACGATCGTCGGAGATCCGCTTCTCTTCTTGCCGCCGGCGCCGTCGGAGATGTAGACGTCACGCTTGATCGTCAGCGTCGAAGGATCGGCGTTGATGAAGGCCAGCGTGTTGGTCTTGTTGAGTTCGAGCTCAGTGATCATCTGCGCATGGTGCGCGTACGCGCTGTCGGTCCGGTGTTGACCAGAGCGTCCTGCTCGCCGGCGTAGAGGCCGGCGTAGTACTCCAGCATCTGCTTGGCCTTGTCGTGCGCCTGGCTGTTCTTGCGGCTGGATCCGCTCTCGGTGATATCGACCAGGGAGGCTGTGGCCGACGTCTGAGCTCCCCAGAGGTCGGCCGCAGCCCCATTGATGCCCTTGGCGTCGATCAGAGCAGAGATCTCAGCGTCGGTGAAGTCACCCTGTGGGGCGATGCGCTGAAGTCTCGTGAGCTCTGCCGGGGACGCCATGGTGGTTCCTTACGGTGCCGGGTGCGAGTCGCCGAGAACGCTGTCGTCCTCGTTCTCGTTGATCGACACCGCCTCTGCGCGCCGCAGGTTGGCGTCCAACACTGCGTCGTTCTCCTCGAGCCGTTGAATCAGCTCGGCCTTGCTGCCGCTCTTGTCGAGCTGCCGGCTCACAGCCAGCTCACGCAGCGACTTGATGTTGAGGTCGCCGTACAAACCTGCGTCGACCGTTGCCTGCTCCTTGGCAGCCGCTGCCTCTTCGACTTCGCGCATGCGGTCCTCGATGTCATCGACACCGTGAACCTGCTTTGCTTCCTCGATGAGCCAGGGACGCTGACGGAGGTGGGCAACCTGATCTACGTCGAGATTGTCGACGTCGATTACTCGTGCCATTCCTGATCTCCTTCTAGTGGGAGGAGTGCCCGGCCCCAGCGAGGCCACCCGAATGAGACCGGGCTCTCCAGCTCCCCCGCGCGGTTATACGTATGCGGCTGGGATGGTGTACGTACCGGAAGCAGTTACCTGCATCACGACGCCGCCGCCACGCTGCCGGATGCCGGTGCCGAAGCCACGCTGATAGAACGAGTCGATCAACGGGTAATCCGGGACAGCGCCCTTGACGAGGCGAAGACCCCGCAGCTGCGGGTTGATGTGCTCGCGCAGTCCCACCAGGTTGCGCAGGTTCGCGCGGCCCCCGGTGCCGATTCCGAGCATGTAGCCGGTCGGGATGAAGTCATCCTCAACGATCAGCCACGGGCCGTAGGAACCGATAGCGCTCAGCCCGGCGTAGGTGTTCTGCGGCTGCGAGCCACCGAACAAGATCACGTCGATCGGCAAGTAGCTGGCCGGCGTGCCCACTGCGGGAATGAAGTCGTAGGTCGCACCAGAGGCCACACGGAACGTGCGGATGGTGTTGCCCTGTTGACGGTTGACGAACAAGACGTGCTTGACGCCGTTCTCAGTCGAGTAGCCCTTGGCCCGCAGCTTCTCGTACATGTCGGTCAGGTCGTCGTGCTGCACGGTGGCGTTGCCCGAGGTGATGTAGTGCGTCTCGGAGCCGGTGAAGGTGTTCGTCTTGTACGGCGGGGGGACAGTGCCGTCCGCGTTGTACAACGGGTAAACGCTGACCAGCTGGCCATTGATATCCGCTGTGCGGTTGACGTTGTTGAAGACCGCCTTCATGACGTTCTGGAAGAGCAGGTTGTTGTCTGCCTCCAGGATCTGGGAGTTGATCGCCTCGATCTGGTTCCGAGGCGCGTCGGCCAGGAACTTCCAGGTGAAGCGAGCTCCAATGTCGTACCAGTCGAAGTCGTAGCCCAGGTTGAAGAACGCCCCGGCCGGACGGATGCCTCGCGGCTCGCCGTACTCGGACGCCTTCTCGAAGGCTGCGTACTGGATCTGGGGCACCCGCTCGATCAGCTCGGTGACCGGGAAGGTCAGCAGGTCTATGAAGACCTGACGCTGAGCGTTGACCAGAGCAACAGCCGCTTGGAACTCGTTCCAGATGTTGTTGAGGTCAAACCCGTCGACCGTCTGGGTGATGATGTCGTTGGCCGCGTTGAAGCCTTGCGGCGTAGGCATGGACAGCTTCGTAGAGAAGTTCCGCCATGCGAGGGTGTCAAGCAGTCGTCGCTTTGACATCAGGTGTTCACCACCAGACGGTCCGCCTCGATCGTGGATCCGACCTTGGTGTTCGAGGTGGAGGTAGTGGTGAGAAGGCCGGTCGCGTTATCCGCGTAATACACCGTGCCGGCTGTGAGACCAGTGTCTTCGATGATCTCGCCGAGCTTGATGATGTCGCAGCGCTGTCCGGCGCGATAGTTGGTCTTGTCGGCGATGATCACGCCGAGCACGAGGCCTGCCGCGCCCCCTCTAACGATCTTGCCAGTGCCGTTGACGCTGACACCGATGACCTTGTTCCAGTCGGCCTGGGCAATGTCGGCGTTGAGGGTGCCACGGATAACCCCGACCGCTGATTCGGTCTTATCGACCCGAGCAGTCATACCTAGTGGCTCTCTTTCTTGATCAGGAACTCCGAGGAGTTGTGTCCGATCCCTGATCCGAGAGCCCTAGGTCAATAAGTCCTGTGATGCCTCAGAGCAGGGAACTTCGCGGCCAGTGCTTCGAAGTCGGGCGACGACGGGTCCGGTGCCTTCCCTTGCGGGGCGTCACCTGACTTGGGCGGTGCCTTCTTCTTCTGCTCTGGTTCGGCGACCATCCATGGATTGGCGTCTGCCAATGTCTTGATGGCTGCCTTCAGGACGTCGGGGTTTGAAACCTCGCCGTCCTTCACCTCGACTGCTGAGAGATCGACCAGCTTGAGAGCCGCAGCTGTGTCGTGCCACTGCACAGAGTTGTTGACTAGGAAAGCATTTTGAAGCGCGAGCCTGCGGTTCACCTCTTCGAGGCCGGTGATGCGAGTGTCCTTGGCCGCTACTTCGGCCTTGATCTTTTCGGCATCGGTGAGCTTGGCTTGCTCAACCTCGTCACGGAGTTTGCGCAGTTCATTCAGCTCGGTTTCTTGTTCCTGAGCCTTCTTGAAGTGGCGATCTTTCTCTTCCGTCAAGGCTGCGATCTTGACCGCTGGGTCCGGTTCAGCCGGCTTCCCTTGGCCCGGATCGTTTTGCCCGCTCCCGGCTCCACCGGTCCCGGACCCCTCCGCAGCGGTCTTCTGATCATCTGGTTCAGCCAGGCAGATCGAAAAGTTCCGCCAGGTGGGGAGTTCGAGGCTCAACCTCTGGCTCTGCAAAATGTCCCCCTGGATGTTCGAATCGTACACGGAGTTCAGCTGATCAAGCTGCCGATGAGTATCGGCGTGCCGCAGCCGACATGCCCGCGATCAGCGCAACCTTAGCGGCGCCGGAAGCAACTTCCTGCCACCTCGTCGGCGTGTAATCGTCAGTTTCATCGAAAACTCCATCTCGAGTGATCGAGTCGATGTATCGGTCATACGCTCCGCCCCGCAGATTTCGGTAGAACCGAGCGTTGTCGACGGTCGCCGGAACGATGTAGCACAGGCACAATGGGTGCGGTTTTTGGGGGACGTTGTTCTTCTGGTAGGTGCCCCGGCCGAGACCGCCATTGCGTTCGGCAAGATCGTTACAGATGTCCGTTTTGGGATGGGAGCCCGACAGATGCCACTCGTACCCCTCGACCCAAGGCATCTCTCGGGTGTAGCGGATGGCGGTCTGGTGGAAGGCGTTGTTGATCTCGGTCCGGGCCAGCCGCATGGCCGCGTAGGAGACCCCGCCCCGCACATCTGGATGAACGAAATCGCGTACCACCGCCGCCAGCTCCTGCGCCGACATGCCTCGGAGCAAGCCCTTGGCGATCTCCTGGTCTAGCCGGCCGGAGTGCAGGGCGATATTCTTCCAGACACGGCTGGAGAGTGACCGAAGTGACTCTTCCCGGCTAATGAAGCTATCAACGCCAGATTTGGCGGTGGCAAGGAGCGATCTCTCCAGCTGTTGGCCGCTCGCATTGGCCCCGAACAGCTTCGCCAGTGACGGTAGTGCCTCCATCGCGGCCTTGGCTGTTTCCTTCTCACCGAAGATGATCAGATGGCCGGCGCCTTCCCAGACGTCTTGCATCCTCCGGTGCATCTCGCGCGCCACCAGCTGCTGCTGCCGGGCCCTGGACATCTTCGCGAAACCCTTGGTTTTCATCAGCCGTTCGGCCTCTTTGCCGGCGTCGTCAGCGGCCTGCGCGAGCAGCTTCAAAATAGCCTTGTCGGTGGTTTGGCTATGCCGGGCGAAGGTCTTGATAGGTGCCTCGCCGGGAACGATCCGATAGCGCCGAGCGGTCCGCCATTTCTCCCCGAGGCCGCGTGTTACTTCCCGCATGAGCTGCGACACCGGATATAAGATCGTCGCTTGGCGCTGCGAGATGACCCCGAGGTCTCGCAAGACCTTGATCAGCTCCGGGCCGAGGACTCCCTCGCTGAGTAGTAGGCCCCGAGCTGCCCAAGACTCGTAGTTGCGGCCGATCGCCGCCTTGCGCCAGACACCGAGCCCGAGGTCGGAAACATGGGCCCAAAGCTCGTACCGCTCAGGGCTGATTACCCCGGCCCTGACCAGGTTCTTCAGCATTCGCCGACTCAAAAGGCCGTCGAATGTGACCCCCAGGATGTCCCAAACGCTGTCCAGCTGCCTGGCCTGCCCGACGACATCGCGGGTGATTCGGCCGGCGGAGATCACCGAGCGCAGAATCTGGGCCCGCCGCACCGATTGAACGAGCAGCTCTCGGATCAGGGCGGCGTCTGCGGAAGACAGCCTCGTCCGGCCGCGCAGCAGAACATCCCGCACCAGTTCGATTTGTTCGTTATCGACGCCGCGCAGGTAGGACACCATCTCCGGACTGAACACATCATCGAAGATCATGGCCAGGCGCTCGTAGATGTGATCGGTGTTCAGCGGCGCCGGCAACAGTCGATTAGCTACCCGCAAT